ATTATTTACTCTCTTCAAAAAGTCTGTCTATTTTTTGTTCTAATTTTTCTAAGACCTTCATAAGTTTACCCATGTCATACTCAAAAGTATCTCTAGATATGTATTCTTTAGCCATCTCTTCTCTTGTTTTATTGATAAGGATGTCAAGTCTTTTAAGCTCTGTAGCATTACTGCGTATAGCGTATAACACAGGTGCGACTACAAGAGTCAACACCACGTTCCAAATTATATAGCTTGAAAGTTCCACTCTGTTCTTTACGAACTAGGTACTTCAAAAGCTGTATCAGGTACTGCAGGTACTACAGGATTCGTAATAACACTATCTACTTGACTAGCAAATACTATATCCCATTGTGATACAGGACACATAGCTGTCAAAGCTGCAAGGTTAAACGAACTTTTAGCTGCTGCTGTAAAATCACCATCGGCTGCAATTGCTGTATGACTAAATACAGACTTGTAATACGTTGCATCGCCTTCGCTATCGTTCTCATAAGTCATTTCTAACTCCCATTCTTGGGCTTTACTAGACTTTTCAGCAGGTATAGCTTTCGTTAATGTTTTTGTTACTGCCATTTTTTATTCCTCGTTATTGTTTAATTGTTGTTTTAGTTGCTCGACTTCTGCCGAGAGTTCTTGGACTGCTTTAATAAGTGGGTAAATATAATCAGAAGGTCCAATTTCTTGTTGTCCATCTGGTTTCTCTCCCCAAGTGCTGTCGTAGTGTTCAATTCCTAATTCATCTATAACTGCTTTTACTTCTTGTGCTATAAGCCCCATTTTCTTATTAGGTGTTACAGGTGTATTATCATTAGGATTATAAGCTTCCCATTCTTCAGGAAACTCTGAAGGTGCTTTCCAGTTAAAGATAACTGTTCTCAGTTTGTTTATAAACTCTAAACCCATACTACTGTCTTCAATATTTGTTTTCTTACGAGCATCTGAAACTTGATCCCAAGTGGCATCGTCTAAAAAGTCGTTTCTAACATGACCACCAGAGCCACCAATATGTACTGCATTATTTGTGGTTCCACTAAAATCTTGTCCAATAACAAAGCGCCTATCTGCACTACTAGAATTTACATCAGTGCCATATCCAATACATACATTATAATTACCTGTGGTAATTGTATCTCCCGCATTTGTGCCAAGCCCAGTGTTTTGAGTACCTGTAGTGTTTGCGTTTAAAGCGTTTTTACCAATGCCTGTGTTGTTTGCACCTGTAGTGTTTGCTTGTAAAGCGTTTGTTCCTATAGCCGTTACATGGTTCGCTGTAGTGTTTGCTGACGCTGCTTGATGTCCAACTGCGGTGAGGTTTTCTCCAGTTGTTTGAGCATCTCCAGCATAAGCACCCACTGCCACGTTCCCACCACCTGTGGTGTTTAATTTAAGTGCGCCATAACCAATTGCTGTGTTTGCGTTTCCTGTCCATACTCCAAGACTTTGATGCCCTATGGCAACATTGCCGAGTCCTGTGGTTAAAGCATCTAGTGAATATGAACCAATTGCAACATTTTCATACCCTGTTGTAACATCATTCATCGCATCAAAACCAAAAGCATTGTTATCTGCTCCTGTGGTACTAGCTTGTAAAGTTGCACGACCAACGGCTGTGTTTCTGTTTCCCGTAGTATGTGCTTCCATAGCTCCAGCACCAACTGCTACGTTGTCTGTTCCAGTGGTATTTGCCGTTAATGCTGCATAACCCACACCAGTGTTGTAGTTAGCTGTGGTATTAGCGTCTAAAGCATTTGTCCCTACAGCCGTATTTGCTGCGCCTGTGGTGTTTGCTTTCATAGCATCTCTACCAACTGCTGTGTTGTTATTCGCTGTGGTGTTTGCAAGCAACGCATCTCTACCCACCGCAGTGTTACTTGTGCCTGTAGTATTTGCTCCAAGTGAAGCATATCCAACTGCGGTATTGTTACTTGCAGTCGTATTAGCGTCTAAAGCATCACTGCCCACAGCAGTATTATAAGAACCCGTTGTATTAGCAATCATGGTTCCTGTTCCTACGGCTATATTGTCTTCACCAGTTGTGGTTGCTTCTAAAGAATCAGAACCTATAGCAACATTGTTAATTCCAGTTGTAACTGCTATTCCTGCATTTTTACCCACTGCCGTGTTACTGTGTCCTGTGGTAGCTGCTGTTAAAGCATCCATACCTACAGCAGTATTATTATTAGCTAAATTGGCTCTTAGTGCATCTTTACCAACAGCCACATTTGACGTGCCTGTTTCATTTAATTTTAAGGCTGATAAACCAACCGCAGTGTTATCACTGGCTGTGGTTGCAGCACCTAAAGCATCTTGCCCTATGGCAGTATTATTTGACCCTGTTGTGTTTGCGTCTAAAGATGTATTACCAACTGCTGTGTTTGAAGCACCTGTGGTATTTGATAATAAAGCCTGATAACCTATTCCTATGTTTGATGCTCCTGTGGTATTGTTTTCTAAGGCACTTCTACCCACGGCAACATTTTTTTCGCCTGATGTATTATCAAAAAGTGTTTTTCTACCTACGCCTACATTGTGTGCGCCTGTAACATCTGCACCTCCTGCTGATTCACAACCTACAAAGGTGTTTGCTGTTCCTGTGGTTGAGGATTCTCCAGCTTGTTCTCCTACAAATACATTTTGGTTGCCTGTAGTTAGGGCAAGTGCGGAGGCAGAGCCAACAGCAACATTTTGACTTCCCGTTGTCATCGCTCCACCAGCATTATCACCTATAAGTGTATTATCAGCTCCAGTAGTAATTGCATCACCTGCACCATCTCCGATTACAACCGTATCATCGGCTGAACCACCTACATAGTTTCCGAGCATTGCTCCTGTTACTTTAGTTATTGCCATTTATCTATTCCTCTATTTTACTTTCTAGTTCTATTACTTTTGCTGAGAGTTCTTGAACTGCTTTTACGAGCATTGGTATAAACTTACTGTAAGTTAATCCGTACTGATTACCGTCATCACTTAAAGTAGTCGTAAGGTTTGTTTTATCAGCTATATTATATCCGTACTCTGACTCTAAAACTTCTACGTCTTGAGCTAAGAAACCAGTATCTAACCACTCTTCCTTGTGAGTTCCATCAGTTATTAATTCTCTGAAATCTTCGCCTTTTTCAGCATACTTACTTCTTTTATCCCATTTATAAGTAACAGGTTCTAATTTATTAACAAAGTCTAAACCCATCTCCAGTGGTTCTACGTCTGTTTTATCACGCTTATCAGAAGCTACTGTCCAATCTACTTGTATGTTAGCAGTACCAATATTTTCGTCACCTAAGAAAATAGAAAAGTTGCCAGTAGTGTTGTTACCACCCGGACTTCCTGTTATTCCTGAGTCTCTACCTAGAAAAATATTACCAATCCCCGTTGTATTAGATTTACCAGCATCGTTACCAATTGCGGTGTTTGTTGAACCTGTGGTGTTTGCTGCTAATGCGCTGTGTCCAACCGCAACATTATCATCAGCAGTGGTATTATTAGCCAATGCTTCAACACCTATAGCAACATTACTTGCTCCAGTAGTGTTATCCCTTATTGCATCATAACCAATAGCTACATTGTTACTTGCTGTGGTGTTTTCGAATAAGGCTTTCCATCCTACTGCAGTGTTGTATTGCCCTGTTGTGTTGTCATACAGTGATTGATAACCAATAGCGATGTTATTGTTTCCTGTTGTGTTTGCATATAAAGCACCTGTTCCTATAGCAACACCATCTGCACCTGTGGTGTTTGCTGTTAAAGCATTATATCCAACTGCTGTGTTGTTATTCGCAGTGGTGTTAGCTTCTAATGCTTCTCTACCTACGGCTACGTTTTGAATACCTGTAGAGTTTGCATATAAAGCAGCATAACCAACACCTGTGTTGTTATTACCTGTTGTTGCATTTAAGGCTGCATCACCTACAGCAACGTTTCCAACACCAGTTGTAGAAGTTGCGAGACTCGCTCTACCAACAGCTACATTAAATTCTCCAGTGGTTTGAGACGTCATTGAATCTTTACCTATAGCAACATTACTTCCTCCAGTGGTTTGAGCATCTAAAGCATTAGCTCCTACTGCTACACTATCTGTTCCTGTAGTGTTTGCTCCTAGAGCAGCATAACCAACGGCTGTGTTGTTATCTGCGGTTGTATTAGCGTCTAATGCTCCATAACCAACTGCTACATTATTATCACCAGTGCTAATTGCAGTACCAGCATCATCACCTATAGCAACATTGTAATTACCGCCTGAAACTATACTATCTCCTGCTGCTTTACCAAAAACTGTATTGCTTGTTCCTGCTGTAGAACTATACATACCTGTTGAATCTATTACAAACTTTTCAGTTCCTGCAATATCAAACCTTATCTTATCTTCGTCACTGCTTTCTTCTACTTGAATCTGTGTGTCACCATCCGCATCTTGTACCGATAACGCAGAGTTTACTGCAGTATTAACCCATGTAATACATTCTACAGCCGTATCGTCTGGGGGAGCTTCTGAGAATGTTAAAGTATTACTAGATACTGAATAAGTACTTTTGTGCTGTACAACACCATCAATAGTAACAACAGTTGCATTTTCATTAGCAGGTGCTGAACTAAGTGTAAGTGTAGTATCAGAACCATCGCCTGTCATAGTATCTATAGCAGGAGCAGTTCCACCACCACCAGCAATTGCACCCCAAGAATCTGTATAACCTTCGAAGTCTCCTGTAGTAGAGTTATATCTAAAATAACCTGCTGCAGGGCTTCCGGGTCTTTGTGCTGTTGTACCGCTTGGTACATGTATTGCATCTGTATTAGAACCAACATCTAAAGATACATCTGGTGAAGCATTGCCAATACCTACTTTGTTTTCTGAAGAATCAACAACTAAAGTATTTGAATCCCAATTAAAGTCACCTGTTCCACCTGTCAAAGCTGTGAGTGTACCAAGGCTTGTAATGTTTGTTTGTGCTGCAGTGCTTAAAGTACCTGCTAGTTCTCCTGAAGAACCATAAATAACTGCTTTAGAATTAACTACAGTATTAGCTGACGAACCATCCAATAAATTTAATTCTGCAGGTGTTGAACTAATTTGAGTTGTCGTAGCTGCTGCCAAGACTGGAATGTATCCACCTTGGTTGATTAAATATTGTGTATGATCGCCTGTAGGATCTACGATACTAAGTGTAGTTTCGTTTGAGTCTGCTGTAGCACCTTCAAATATAATAGCATTTGAAGCTTCCATTGTAACTGTATCTGCTGTAGTAGTTGTACCTGCTACAGTCAGTTTAGGAACTAATAGTTCTCCTGTGCTTGGATTATATCTTAAAGCTCCTGTATCGTCTAATAAAACATTTCCTGTTCCTTCGTCATGAAAAACTACAGGGAAATTAGTGTTTGCTGTACTGTCTGATACTGTAACTTTAGAAGCAGTACCTGTAGTATCTTGGTTTAATGTTCCAACAACTAAATCAATTGTGTTGTCAGCATCTTGGTACGTAGCAGTTATTCCTGTTTCAGTATTGCTTGAGAACATAGCACCTGCTGTATCAGAAATAAATTCTGCTAAGTCTGTACCATCAACTGTAATTGCATCTGCTTCGAGTGTGCCGTCTATGTCAGCATTACCTGATACATCTAAAGTAGTTAAATCAAGTTCTCCTGCAATAGTGACATTTCCATCGGCTAATGTTATTAAATCCGTATCTGATGTATGTCCTATAGTTGTACCATTAACTATTACATTATCAACAGTAAGTGTTGTAAGAGTTCCAAGACTTGTAATATTTGATTGTGCTGCTCCTGTTACTGTAGCTGCTGTACCGCTTGTATTACCTGTTACATTACCTGTTATATTACCTGTAAATGTTGCAGTAACTCCTGTAGTAGTCAACATTCCTGTGCTAGGATTGTATGTTAAACCTGTATCACTTTCAGCGCCTTGCGAACCTGTAGCACCGTCTACGAATACTGGATAAACAGTTTCGTCTGTGCTGTTGTTTGCAGAGACTGTAATATTGTCTGCTGTTCCTGTAGTATCTTGGTTAAGTGTACCGATTACAAAGTCAAGGGTGTTGTCTCCATCTTCATAAGTAACTGTAATATTAGTTTCAGTATTTGAACCAACCATTGCACCTACTGTATCGGCAATGTATTCATTTAATGCAGTTCCATCTACTGTATATGCATCTGCTTCAAGCGTACCATCTATATCGGCATTACCTGAAATATCAAGCGATCCTGCATCTAACTCTCCTGATATTGTTAAAAGACCACTAGAAGGATTATATGTTAATCCTGTATCACTTTCTACTCCTTGACTTCCAGTAGCACCATCAACAAAAATAGGATATACTGTCTCATCTGTAGAGTTATTAGCTGAAACTGTAATGTTATCAGCAGTACCTGTTGTATCTTGGTTAAGAGTGCCAACTGTAAAATCAAGAGTATTATCTCCGTCTTCGTAAGCTACAGTTATTCCTGACTCTGTGTTAGAGCTTACCATAGCTCCAACAGTATCAGCTATATATTCATTTAATGCTGTACCGTCTACTGTATATGCATCGGCTTCTAAAGTTCCATCAATATCAGCATCACCACTTATATCTAAGGTAGCAGCATCAAGTTCACCTGTAAGTGTAATGTTTCTAAAAGAACCTATGTCTTTATTTGAATCTACTACAACTGCTTTAGAAGCTGCAACAGTTCCTGCTGTAACTCCGTCAATTGTTTCTAGTTCTGCTTCGGATATGTCAGCACTTCCTATTACAAAGCTTGTACCTGTAATAGCTGTACCTGTAATAGCTGCTGCACTTGAACCACCAATAATTGCTCCGTCAACTGTACCACCATTTATATCGGCTGTATCTGCAACTAAACTATCTATGTTAGCTGTTCCGTCTAAATACAGATCTTTCCATTCAGAACCTGAAGCACCAATATCATATGTATTATCAGCACTTGGTAAAAGATTAGAAGCAACATCAGCACTAAAAGCTACTGTATCAGAAGCTGCATCACCAAATGTTAGGTTGCCTGAGATTGTAGCATTGCCTGTAACTGTTAAGTTTCCACCAACTGCTAGGTTTCCTGAAACATCAGCAGCACCATTAATATCTATAGTAGTTGCATTAATTTCAATCTCTGTGTCTGATACTAAGTCTAAGACACCATCAGCAGACTGATGAATATAAGTACCTGAGTCACCAAACTGAAGTTGATCAGTACTTGAAAGAAGTAATCCTGTGTCGGCTACGTGTGTAAGCGATACGTCTTGATCATCTCCAAAGTTTATAACTGCTCCATCAGCTAAAAATAAATCTGAAAATTCTAATGAACTTGTTCCTAATGCAGCACCATCAGAAGCATCTGGCACAAATGCTGTGGTTGCTGTAATTGTAGTACCTTGCATTGTACTTGAGCTTGTTATAGCTCCAGTAGTTGTAATAGTATCTATATAAGCATTTTTAAAATATAAAGAAGAAGTACCTAAGTCTACATCGCTGTCTGTAACAGGAGCAAGAACTCCATCAGATAATCTTACTTGTTCTACTGCAGCACTAGAAACTTCTACAAAGAATCCCCAACGATTATTTGTGCTATCTACAACAATTTTATTAAGAAAATCTAAATCACCAATAGTATGTATATTACCACCATGTGCTGCTGTACCGTCATGCCTGTGTCCAGTGCTTGAAGCACTACTAGAACTGTATGTAAATGCATTTACTAATTGGTTGTATTCATTGTTAAACAATGCAGCAGTAATGGTGTCTCCATCACTAAAACTACTTTGTCTTGTATAACTTTGTGCCATCTTTTACTCTCTCCCTGAAGGTACGTAATCTATATATATTCCATTTACTGTATAAGGTGAATTTTGATTATCGCTAAATATTCTAAAATAATTACTTTTTCCACTGCCTTCTACTGATTGCCTAGTTATTGGATCTGTTGCTGCTCCAAACTTATATCCTCCTGCTGTTCCAAAAGTTGCAGTTGCAAACAACGAAGGTTTTGGTACTGATAATGAATAATCTGTAGGCTGTGGACTATCTAGATCATCAAAATTATATCTTATTCTTAAGCTTGTATCAACTTCTCCTTCTGGAGTTATAGAAACTTTTACATATTTTAAAGTTTTTAAAGTTCCTAAATCTCCGTAATCAATGTCTGGTGTCTGATACTTAGCTATAATATTTGTTGCTGATCCACCAGAATCTAAAAAACTGTCTCCTGTGTCGTGATTATATATTTTTCCGTTGTAATCACCATGATAATATTTTTCAACACCGCTTGAGTTAAAACCTGAAACTGCTGCGGCGCTTGCATCTATACCTACTGTTTCAGACCATTGAAATTGTGTTCCTTGTTGTGTAGTTTTTAGAGTTCCTATTATTCCTCTTGAAGAACTACCAGTAGAAGAATCTCCATAATATAAACGATATTGTGCTTTATCTCGTATAACAATACTACTTACATTATAACTTCCAATATTATCTGCAATGTTTTTCATTACAGGTTGTATAGCTCTCGTAACTGTGCTTAACTCTACGTCACCAATTCTTGCTGTACCTGCTAGTGTTCTTATACCATCAGGTGCTAAAAATACTAAGTCACCGCCAATCTCTTGAATACTTTTACCATCTAAACAGCCAATGTTTTGTGTAATTGGTTGTATTGCAATACTTGCTGATACATTTATATTTACTAATTTATAAATACTGTTTTTACAAAATATAATTAGATCATCACGAAAAGATCTTAATCCAACTACTTGATCATCTAATACTATACTTCCTGAACCACTTGATGTAAAATCATCTATATCATCTGTTCCACTATAAAATATAGTGTTTGGTGCTGTTGCTGCACCTGCTACAACTAAATGCCTATCGTGTATCGTACAAAACTTAGGATAGTGCGTTCCACTTACTGTTATTTCTTTTGCGTAGTAAGTTCGATTACTTAATGTACCCGTTCCTGTCATTTTAAAGTAAAAAGGTTTTACACCTGATCCTTCATCAGTGATTATAACTTCTCCATAAGTTGTATCACCTTCGTAAGTTACAAAATGTGCAAGACTTTGTGAGGTTCTAGCAGAAGCACTACGACCTGTAAAAGTACTATAGTTGTCTCCACTACCTGAAACACTTGCTCTATTTATTTGCAACCAACTTGTTCCATCTAAACTAAAATATATGTTAGTACTTGAACAAGCTATAACTCCATCAGCATAAACATGAAGACCTAATATATCGTCTTCACTGCTTGGATTTGCTGCACTTCCTCCTCCAAAAGCCGAATAACCATTTACTCGTCTATATCCTCCAGCAATATCAACTTCAAAGTTTTCTAACAACGTAGCAGAACCCGGAGTTCTTAACATTTCAAAAGAACTTGAAGACTTGTCTAGTCCTCCTTCACATGCTAATGCAAAAGGTTGAGAAGCAGCCATTATATTTGATCCGTTGACATATACTTAGGCGCAGGATTCATTAAATTAGATCTCATTTTTCTTAGGCCTTTATTATAATCGTCTAATGCAAAAGCTGCTGATTGCGGATTGTCTTTAAATTGATGCATATAATATCTAGCTCTTGCTAATAATACTGAACTATACATGTCAGGAAATACTATTGCATCTCCATGTGCATCTAATGCTGTAGGTAAATCCCATGCAAAAAACCACACTCTATAAACTTTGTCAGGTATTGGACTTAATCCAAACTTTCTACCGTCTTTACTTCTTATAACAACTTTAGGTTCACCGTATGTTTGAGTATCTGCATCGTCTATATTTTCAGCTTCTCTACGATGATCCTTCCACTCTTCTAATGTTACAAAAGATAAATTTTGACTTGTATAAGGAGAAGAAGCACCACTTACTCCTATAGTTGTAAGATAAAAATCATTCCAATCTATTGCACCATAATCAGTTGTAACTGAACTTGATGCTGCTTTTAATTCGTACCATCTTGTTCCTGCTGTTGTTTCAACATACACGTTTCCATAAAAAGGATCTGTTGCTCCGCTTTCTCCTGTAGCAAGAAAAGACCATCTAGGTTCAGCGCTTACTATATCATTATAAGCTCTATTAACACAGTCTTTAACATGAGCTTGAACTCCTAAAGCACTGCTAAAGTTAGAAGATGTTAAAACAACTTCGTTTGATTCTCTTAATAACTCATTCGTTAATTGTAAATAAGTAGTTGCCATTATTTTTTATGTGCTTTTTGTATTGCAAAGTTTGCCATTAAAGTTGCACCTTTATGTTTAACAAACTTGCCTTTGTGTTTCATTAATTTAAAACCGCCTTTAGGCTGTTTCATCCAGTGATATCCTTTTGGTGCTTTAACTTTCATATTACTTCATTGTGTTCATGCCAGCTTTGGCATCACACTTTTTAACTTTATCTTCTATATTTTTATATGTTACAACACCGCCAGAGTAATATTTTTTTCTAGGAAAACCTGCTTTCATGTTTGCGTAAGCTTCAGGTGTTATTGTAGATTTACTTTTAGGTCTACTTGTTCCTGCTTTTTTTCTTTTGTTTATATTAGCGTACAAACTCATTGTTTATCCTTTTTGTCTGTTAAAATTCTTTTGGGGTTTTCCAAAAATCCTGTCAAAATTCTTATTGTATGTTTTTCTTTCTTGGGCAGTCATTTTATTGCCTGCACTTACTAATTTTCTATTACCTTTCTTCTTGTTCTTTAAGATGACAGGTCTTGCATCTGTTGATATTTGTGGCATTTGTTTCCTTTTTTCTAAGTATGGGGAAGGAGAATATTATAGAATTTCCTTCCCTCACACCGTTTTATTGCTTTAATTAACGATTAGTCAATTGAATAGAAAGCAGATACTAAAGCTTCGCTACGAAGTACATCAGCGCCATAGACGTGAAGACCTCTAACGATGTCACCAAAACTGTCAGGATCACG